TTTGATCTATCTATACCAATCACAAACCGCTTCTTATATGTAGGATCATTATATCTATTCTTTAATTGTTTGACTGCGAGTTGTCCCATTCCCTCAAGTTCTTCTGTAGAGATAAGGGCGAACATGAGGTCTGCGGTAGCGGGTAATCCAAAAGACTCGGACGTATCTTCAAGCCCAATATCCGAGTTACTATAACCAGACCTAGTCGTCTGCGTTGCAGTAACGATCGGTAAGTCAAACTCCACCGCAAGACCTCGTAGTTCTTCAGCAATTGCTTTAATGTAGTTGTATGAGTTAATTGCACCACCCATTCCTTTCATTCTACTTGAAGAACAGATATTCAAATAATCAATATAAATGATATCAGGTTCAAATGATTTCTTTAATTTTAACTCATTTAATAAAGCACGAAAGTGACCAGCGTGAGCTGATCCAGTCGGATATTCTTTAATAATAAGTTTACCATTTGTTTTAGATGAAAGACCCCTGACTCGTTCTGCAAACATCTCTTTACTAAGATGTTCTAACTGGTCAATTGGTATATCAAGTAAGTTAGCATCAATTCGTTCTGCTATTCTTTCTTCTGCCATCTCCATAGTAAGATATAAAACATTCTTACCTTGATTTAGATTAGCAGCAGCACAGTGACACATAAATAAAGATTTACCAACACCAGTACCAGCAAGACAGACATTAAGACTTTTGTTTGGAATACCTCCCTTTGTAATCTTGTTAAAGTAGTCAAGATCGAAAGGTAATCTTTCTTCGTCACGGTGGTAGAATTCAAATCGCTCTTCAAAGTTTTCAATATAGTCGTGACCGATGTTGGGGTCGAACGAGACGCCGAGCGCTTTCGTGAGAATATCCGGTAAAGCATTTTTTGTTAAACTCTGATGTTTGCCATCAATGATGGAGATTGATTCCATAACAGCATTATATAAAGCACGGTCTTGACACCATTTTTCTGTAGTATCATTTAACCAAGTTTCATCAGACGCTTCTTCTTCAAATAAACTAGGAATAATTTCAACAGCATGTCTATACTGTTCGTCATTATAGTTATCAGCCTGATCAATTTCAATCTTAAATGCTTCCGCTGTCGGAAGTTTATTATACTTTGCAACAAACATACCTGCTTGCTTAAATAGCATCTTATAGACACCTTCAAAGTAATCGGGTTTTACGAAGGGAAGGACCTTTCGCATATATTTTTCGTTAGTAAGAATATTTTTAAGAACAACTTGTTCTATATTAGTGTTCAAATTTACACCTCTTTTAAATGGATTTCTTCTTTGTTTTCTATGGAAGATTCTAATATACTATATAATAAATCACCCGCAGCTAATTGTAAACCAATATCTTCTGCCGTAAGGTCTTCATCTGGTGCTGAGATAACTTCAAAGTCAAAATGTAAATCCAGTTCTTCGTCATTTTCTGGAGTCTTACCATCAACACGAATAGAACCGTAACGAATTACAACCTCGTTAAACTCTCCTTCAAGTATTCTAACATTCCATACTTCATTAATATTTTCATCTGATATTAATTCGTAATCTTTATTTTCTACATACTTGCCCATTACTCTTCAACCACAATTTCATCCATTTCAACAAGAGACTGATGACCGATGCTATATTGCTTCTTTAGGAAATCTTTAAAATCCGTTTCAGCAAAGATCGGATCCCAGAAGGACTTATCAAGAGTTCCATCGTACCGAACTTTAGGTCCAACTTCTCCAGAAGATTGATCAACAGTAGCATACCAGCCATTGGAAGGCTTAACAGCATAACCACCAGCAAGAGCACAATCGAGCAAGCCAGAATAAGACTTGACACCACCTTCCCAAGACACAGTAATAGGAATCTTTGACTTTTCTTTAACATATCGTGATTTCTCCACATTAATCACAAAGTGATAACCTTGAATCTCGGTACCTTTCTTATCTTGTTGGCGACCAATAATCCAAATATTATCTGCACTATAGTATATACCAGTTCCGCCAGATACAATAGCTTTAGGAAATAAACCAATCTCTTGATATGTATGATTTACTGCAATAAGTGGAATATTCTTCATAGCAAGATATGGTGTACTCATACGGAATAAGCCTTTAAGTGCTTTTGCACGAGACATATCTGCTACAGACTTTTCATTCTTAGCGTCTTCTAATTCTTTCTTTGATGCTAAGTTACCAATAGAATCAATAACAACCACAACTTTATCGTTTCTATCTAATTCTTCTAGTTGACCAATTAAGTCAAATTTTAATTCTTCAACATTAGTAATTGGTGTATGAAGAACACGAGATGTATCAACACCGAATTGTTCAAAATAACTCTGAGGTGATCCAAACTCTGAATCATAGAATAGCATTACTGCATCTGGATATGCCTTTAAATAGGCAGCTGCCATAAGTAAGGCAAAAGAAGTTTTAAAGTGTTTAGAAGGTCCCGCAAGAACTGTAAGACCTGGGGCTAACCCACCATCTACCGAACCAGATAGTGCAACATTAATCATAGGGACATCTGTTGGAACCATATCTTTTTCAGTAAAAAATTTAGACTCAGAAAGAACCGATGTGTGGGATAGTTTTGAATTCTTCTTGAGTTTGTCCATAATTGACATACAATACTCCTCTGTATAGTATTAATTTATATATTATAAACCAAATTACAATAGATGTATATAAAAAATATCATATTTTTCTAATAAAAATAGTGTAATAAAAATTACTAATATTGCAATTAGTGGTTTAAATAAAATCTGTAGTAATATTATTATCAGATATATACAAATAGCATATATTAATAATTCAAGCATAGCTTACGTTTTGCTCTAGCTCACGAGAATCTTTTTCATATTCTTTTCTATATTCATTATTTGCTCGAATAACCTCGTTTAAAACGCTAAACTCTTGGTTAGAGAAAGTGTTAAATGCAGATGTATCTTTTGGGAAACAAGCACCACCATAGCCACGTTTACCATCAAAGCCTGGTGCTCTAGTATGTGATGTACCAATACGTGGATCGGTACCAATAGCATTTACTATATGACCGAAATTTCCACCAAACTTTTCTACCACATCATAGAATTGATTAAACCACAAAACTTTGGTAGCAAGAAAACAGTTAAGACCATACTTCACAAAGCTGGCTTCTGTAGCAGACATATGAAAAGCTGGACACGGTTTACATAAACTATATTCTTTATAAATTTCTTCTAATCGTAGTGTGGTTTCTTTATGTCCACCAAATACATGCATATCTGGATTTATAAAATCAGAATTAGCATTAATTTCTGTTAGGAATTCTGGGTTATAGACAACTCTTGAACTTGTACCACCTCCTCTAGTAAGAGATTTAATAATATCAGGTGTTACTGTGGATTTAATTACTATAATGCCACTACGCCGTTGTTTAAGTTTTTTTACAGTTTCTATCACAATAGATGAATCAATCTCACCATCTTTACCCATAGGGGTTGGAACAGCCACAAAAGAAACATCTACATCTAGCGATTTAATACTATCGACACTATTTCCATATTTAGGATCAATGATGATTTTGGTACAGTTATAATCATTAAAACCGTGATCAATAGCTTTACCGACAAAACCATGTCCAACAATTGCAATCTTTAATTTAGAACCCATCGGGATAAACTTCCTTGTAATATTTGCATATAAGAGGCTCGCCATTATTTACAAGCCTATTAATTAATTCTTCTACTGATATATTATAATATAATGCAACGGTTTTGTAAAGCATTAGTTTACTCCATAATATAGTTTATACCAAGAAATAAATTTTTCCACACCTTCGGCAATTGAAACTGTAGGTTTATAACCAAGTTTTTGTAGTTTAGTTGTATCAGACCAAGTAGCTTGAGTATCAGCTGGGTGTATTGGTACAAGTTTACGTTTAGCTTTACGGTCAAGATTATTTTCAATGTGATCAACGAAATCAACTAGCTTTACTTGTTCTCCATAACCAATGTTATATATTTCATTAAATTCTTCAGTTTGAGATAAAGATTGATTTAAAACAATAACAATACCGTTTACAATATCATCAATATATGTAAAGTCACGAATCATATTGCCATAGTTAAATAGTTCAATTTCCTTACCAGCAACAATATTTTTAGTAAAATCAAAGAGTGCCATATCAGGGCGACCCCAAGGCCCATAAACAGTAAAGAAGCGAAGACCAACTGTCCTGATAATTGAACTAGACATAAACTGTGCTTCATTAGTAAATTTAGTATAGCCATATGGATTTAATTGATAACCACATTTCTCATCTTCTTTCCAAGGTAATTCATTACCAGCCATAGTACATGATGTTGATGCATATATTACGTTTTCAACATTAGCATCCACACAAGCTTCAATTAGATTTTGAGTACCAGTAACATTATTATCAATATATGTTTGTGGTTCTTCTAACGAGTGTCGTACACCTGCATATGCAGCTAAATGAATAACGGCATCGGGTTTATGAGCAGCAAGAAAAAAACGTAAAGGTTCTTTTGATTTTAGATCAAGTCGAGTTACTTCAACACCAAGATTCTTTAAATTGTTTGCTCTATCTTCTTTTAGATCAACATCATAGTAATCATTAAAGTTATCAAATGCTGTTACAGTATGACCTTCGTCAACTAGCTTTTGTATAAGGTGGTAAGCAATAAAACCAGCACCGCCAGTTACTGTTATATGTGACATATTTTATTCTCCTTTTATAGTTACTATTATATCATAAAATTTTCTAAGTGTAAATCACTTTTATCTTTAAATTTAAGTATGGAATTATTTAATGTTTTTTCTAAACTATCTCCATACATATTCTTTGAAGTAATTTTATAACAGGAACTTGCAATTTGTTTTCTTTGTTCTATTGTAATATTTGAAAACTCTTTTACCTTATCAATAAAATCTTTTTTATTTTCATATATATGAACAAATTTTTGATATTCTGGCTCCACCATTTCTTTTGCGGGATGTAATTTTTTTATCCCTTTCACGATAATTGGCACACCACGAGAAAGTGCTTCAAGTGATGTAATTGTGAAACTATCATAGTACGCTAACCCGACAAAACAACATGAAGATTTTCCTATATTTTCCATAATAGTTTTATGTTCAACATCAAGATGGATTGATCTATTTGAAGTATTAAAATTTTTAAATGCCTTTTCAACGTAAGAGTTTAAATTTGCATTATCTTTAGTCATATGGTTTAAAGTGGTATATACTTCAGTTTTAAAATCTGTTTTATTTAAAAAGTCGTGTATTAAAAAAGTTTGCTTATCTTTGTTTGCAGCAGAGACATGTCTAATAATACCATCAGAATTTAATACTTTTTCTTTATTACTATATGAAGAAAATACTATCGAGTCTACATTTATTTCTTTTTCAAAATCCCAGTTTTTTCTTTTTCTATTATAGAATTGTTTTATATTTTGCGCATGATATTCCGACATTGCACAAATAGAATGTTTTTCACTAAAATTTGATAATTTATTTGCAGACATCAGATCGGATAAAAATCCGGGTGCTGCATGACACATATAAATTATAGGTATATTTATTTTCTGTAATTCATCATAAAACCCTCTTTGGTAATATGCATTGGATAAAATTACATCAGGTTTAAATTTTTTTATTTTAACTAAAATGTCCGTTATAATTTTTTTTCTATTTTTGGAATCTTTTACATATGATTTTATTCCTATTTCAGGAACTTTATAATCATAACAATAAATTTCATTTAAATGTTCATGTAGATTACCAAAAACAGTATATGCTTTTACTTCATGACCTCTTTCTCTTAAAACTTCTATTTGTTTTAACATACTTTCATCTACACCACTTACTCTTTCTTTAAAAGAAAAATAAGTATAAAATGTATATGGAATTATGAATATTTTCATTATACTAAACTTTCTGTGTACAAAACATAAGATCGGTACCTTCTGCTTCTGCTTCAGTAGTTAAATGAGTTTCTACTTGATGGTTCTGTGGAAGTTCAATAGAAACTGTTTCACGCGTTACTGGGCAGAAATATTCTGAGTGAATACGAGGAACTGAAATCCCATATACTTCTACACGTGTTTCATATGTAAAATCTTCTTTTAGATGTGTAATAATTTTACGATTAGTTGCTTCGCCTTTTGGATCAACACCGTAGGTACCGATACGTCCAGCCCAACCGTTTGTTGAACCCGCTTTCCCAATCTTAACAAGATTGCCGTTAACATACATACCGTATACAATATCACCCATAGCTTTAAAATCACGAGTCTCCATACCATCGGCTTTTGTAAATACAAGCTTTTCATAAGTACGAGAAGGCTTATTATTATTTACGTTTGTTGTATGCTCTTGAATTGTAAAATATCCGAGGTAAGTTCCAACTTTTGTAAGATTTGTAGCAACGTTAAACATTTTAGTTCCTTTCGGATTCTCTTTATATAATCAACATACCATATTTTTAGGAGTTTGTAAATCCCTAAAGTGCATATTGTTTATGATATTTAACATACCACTTTTCAGTAACGGGAAGACCAAATTCGTCTTCGTCTACAACAATTACAGCAACGGTCTTCTTAACGTGAGCAAATCTATAGCCCGTCATGCCGCATACACCGCCGCCGCCTACCCAAACTTTATGGGGAAAGTCTTCGGAAAAACCTGAAATAGGTTCGTCGTTAAGTGAATACTCAAAGTAATTGCCGGTATCTTTCTCAACAAAGCAACCAATAGGATCTTTAGTGTAAGTATAATAAGCCATAAGAGGTCTCCGATTCTATTTACTCTTACAATATAGCATAAAACGAATAGCTTGTAAACCCCTAAAATGAACTTTTTTAAATATTTCTGTATGCATATTCTATAGCACGATCAGCTTCTACATTAAGAGGTCTATTCTCATATCTCTTAGCTGTATCAGCATCTAGTTGCTTAATTAGTTCTACAATCTCAAACGTATTTATAGGATATTGTCTCTTAATTGCACTACTTGCTATTGAAACCATAATCTTATAAACCATAGCATATCTTCCAGTATTATCAACATATGCTATATTCTTAAAATCTCTGATAAGATTTTTATTCACGAATGGACAATCTTCATAGTTAGACCAACTAACACCAGTATTCTCCATTTTATTCTTACGGTATTCTATGATAGATTTTTGCATCTCTGTTGGTAATCTATCTAAGAATGTACCAGTCTTTTTTTCTTGATATGAATGGCTCGCCATTAACTCTCGAGGATTTATATAGCTACCGCCAGTATTAGTAAAAATAAAGTTGAAAGCGCCAGAGTACGAACCAGGGATATAATACATTCGTGATAGATCCTTAGTTTGCGCATCGCCGATTGCTTGGAGTTCTGTGTTGAGTGCGTACCAAAAATGTCTGATATTATCTCCTCTAACTCTTTCTGTAAGTGGGAAGACCAAACGAAACTTTGGTAAACTTTCTCTGCTGCTAGCAGTACTATAGCAAACAAAATAGTACTTACCATAGATACGAATAAGATCATCTTTTAAATCTCCTTTAAACTCATGGTCATCTACATCCATAGCTGCCCATCCAGCCCAGTCAACTACATTTTTATTTGCTCTTGTAGTGTCTTTAATATAAGTTGCTGGTGATATGAGCTGAGCAGCTTTTTTATCTTCTAATTTTCTTTCAGATAGTTTATATAGAAATTCCTCAAACTGAGGAAAGCCAGAAAAACTCATGTTCTTATGAGTTTTATTATCATATATAGATTTAAAGAATGTTGCAGAAACTTCCATAATCAACTCTGTATTTGATCTTCATCCATCCAACGTAGAAGATTAGCTTCATTAAAATCAACTGCTGGGTAGAACGTACCACGTGATTTTCTAGTAAGATTTGGTTGACCAATCTTTTGTGCAAATTCTTTTAGATCGTCTTCTGTTCTAAATCGCATCACAATAGCAGCATAATCTTCACGATTTTCTTGTTCAAATTCTGGCATATCATCCCAGCCCATAGGGTCGAGATCGTCTTCTTGTCCATCTAATACAAATAAGTTAGCACCTTTAGGTTTGCTCATAATAGGGGTTCTCCGCATTTCCAAATTCTGTTGTTGCTTTTTTATATTGGTCCATAGTTAATGGATGTAGTTTCATACCATACTCATTAGTACCACCTTTAACCACATAATCGTCTCGGTAAATAAGTTTATTCTTTTTAAATGGGCTATAATCAACATGGTGATGCCATCTATTATATCTTTGAACAACTTTAACCAAGTCTGGATGTTGTTCCACAAGTGCTTGTGCAAATTGTAAACGATTATCTCCATCCACATACACATTATCTGTATTACCACCACCCATAACAAGAGTTGTAATCTTACCACACAAGAAGGCATTAAATAGAATTGTACACCAATCATCTTTTAGAATATTTAAACTCAGATCGGTATCTTCATTATATTTACCACGCCATCTATGTTTAATATCATTAGATAATAGAATACAGGAATAAATTCTAGTATTAAGTGTGTATGGTCTTTTCTTCTGAGAAGCTGGAGCAAAATACTGATAGTTCATACCAGACATTTTAACATTTTTATAGCGATCTGTAAAGTCTTCACACAATCTAATTATTGTACCAGATGTCACTTTAGTCTTTTGGTTTTTATGTAGTCTATAGAAATGTTTGATATTATCATCCATAATCCAATGACGCTCATGACCTTCTTTAATAGAATGATCCCAGACAAAGTTGCGTGCTGGAATAGAACCGCCGATTCTACCTTTATTATCTGGAATTGCATACTTTGGATTTTCTCTAAATCCGGGAGGTAGAGTTAGAATCTTATCTGCTGAAATGCCTTTATTATAATCATCAAACTCACTTTCTTCAATAACAATTTTATATGGTACTCTAATCTCATCAAGAGTTTTAGAGGTAAGCCGTGAGTCGGCTCTACCCTTAGAGATAATATAAATTGGATATTTTGGTTGCATTAACTATCACCTTCTTTTACGAAGACACCATCTACCATCTTACCTTTACGGTCCTTAATATCGTTATAGGCTACTTCAAGACATTCTTCAAGACTGATATTATTTCTTTCCATGATATTAATAAGAACAACCATAATATCTCCGCAGTCATCTCTAATATCTTTACCCTTACAGATATTATCTGATAGTTCACCCATTTCTTGAATAAGTTTCATATACTGATCTTTATCTGTAGAACCTTCAATAAGATTTCTATCATAGTGCCACTGAATAATTTTTTCTTCATAAATCATTTTTATATTATATCCTATTTTGATCAATTTGTAAAGTATTATTTATGATTGTCACAAACACGATTTCTTAATCCACTTGAACTAAATCTATGATCACGCTTATTAAAATACAAGTCAATGCCTCTATTACGACATTCATCTTTACCTGTAAAATTTTGCGTTCTATATTCTTCACCTAGTATTCTAACATTAATTGGATACATATTAATTATATCAAGTAAATCCGCCTCTGTACAATATATAATAACTTCATCAACATATTTTACTGCTTCAAGCTGTGCTTGTCTTTCGACAATAGTTTGAATAGGAAAATTTTTTTCTTTTCGATCATAGCTAGGATCTACTTGTAAAGCAGCAATAAGCCAATCGCATTGCGACTTAGCCTCTCTTAACATCATTATGTGACCTGCATGCAATAAATCAAATGTGCTAGCAGTTAATCCTACTCTCATAGTCCTTCTTCCCAATTTCTAATCCATTTTATTTTTTGTTCTTTAGTCCATCCAGAAAGATAATCATTATCTTTGTCAAATAAATCTAAAAGATTATTCTCATCATATATTTGAACATCGATTATATTTTCTTTTAAATCTAATTGGCTAAACTCTTTTACTTCGCCAAAAGTAACAGAATCTTTAATAAATGTTTCAGGATCACAGTCTTCCATATCTTCTATTGGGACCACATAACGTGTTCTAAATTGTTGAATTGCTGTTAATACTACATACTCAGTCATCTGATATTTCCTCATCATCATAGCGTACAAATAACTTAAGAGTTTTTCCGTCATCTTGAAGTTGCATTTCTACTTTATCTACCCAATTTTTAGTATATGAACGACCATTATTATCAATAACTTCTACTCTTGTTACATCAGAAAAAGAATCAGTCATCTACATCATCCATATGATATCCTACACTTTCACGTTCAATATCATTATGATTAAACTCTGCCCAATATAGCTCGTAAGCTACGCCTTCTTGAAGACATTCAAATTGATGATAAAGACCAGGTTTAACTTTATGATAATCGCCTTCATCAAGAATAGTAACATCAACTAAATCGTAATCACGTTGCCATGTTCGAATAAGCATCTTTCCAGATTCTACATAAAAACCATTCCACTTATAGCGATGTAAGTGCTTAGAGCATACACCACCTTCTTCCATTTCAATACGATGAAATTCTAAAGCACCATTAGCTTCAATCAGTTCAGTTGTTCCCCATACTTTACCAGCTTTCATTTTTTTCTCCTCTATAGTATTATTATACACTATATTTGACTTATTGTAAACCATTATATGATAAACTAATTAATATTTTATGGGTGTCTTTCCAAGACTTTACTTCATAATTCCAAGAATTTTCTCTATACTGTATTACTTCAGCTAATGGATAATCATTACCACCATGAGCCATTTTATCACCAAAGAATATTATTGGTCCCTCAATATCATCAGCAATTTGTCTCTTATCATATCCTATAGGCATAATATCAAGACCTGTCTCACCTGCTACTTGAGCTTTGTAATATGCAAACTGTTGATTAAATTCTCTAGCAATTGTTCTTCTTTCTTCTACCTGTTCATCCCATTGAGTGTAGATAAACCTTTCTTCAAAGGATGCATTTCTACCAACAATGCTAAAATTTACCAAGCCGGGTCTTTGCTCAATATGATTACCGGTTCTTATATCAAATTTACTTTTCTTTAGTTCTTTTTTTAACCATTTATCTAATTCGTCCGACAGCGTCCAATCGGATCTAAATATTTCTTCTCCGTTTTTCCAAACGCTGTTACCACAACAGTTATAACACTTAGTAACATTCTCACAGATTTCTATTCCAAGTTGTTCTACTGTTTTTATATAATCTGATCCTGTAGCAAGATAAACATTATTTTTCTTTATAAATTCTAAAAAGAATTCCTTAAATTCTTTATCTATCCGCATACGGCTTGGTGTTAAAGTCCCGTCTACGTCAAATATATAATTCATCCAAAAAAGTCCTCCAGTGTTTGCACATCCTTGACAGACCAACCAACGGCTTCAAGAATAGGATTAAGCGGTTCAATAAAAGTTTTTTCAAATTGCATCTCATAGTCTACATATTTATGCAGATTTAATTCTTCGGGTAAGTAATCCGGAAAAGAAATTACATTTTCACGAATAGGATTCGGAAGCTTCATATATGTAAATTTAATCTTTTCTCCGTTTTGTATCATAATGTACTTCTTATCTAGTGCCTTATCTTTAACATGATGATTATACAAAAGAGCACCACGAACATGAATAGGCGTTGTTTTTATTGTTGCTGTCTGACTGCCTGATGACCATTGTTTAGAATTATTAGAATTACAATAGATATTTTTCTTATGTGAAAACTTACTAATATCAGAAACTCCACGTGGAAATGCAACAGCTTCAGGTGGTAGAGATTTAAAATTTGCTTTAAAGTCATTAATGTATCTACGAGTTTCTGCTTCAGTACTAGTAATAATAACCTTAAATATTTCTTTAAACTTATCTCGGACTACCTCAGGAGTTGATGATTTAATAGCCTCGATACCCATCATTTTTAGTTTAGGTTCCGCATATTGAACACCTTCGTTATTGTGTACGTTAAGTATATAGCGTTTTTTTGCAGTCCATATTCCACGATCTGCAATAACTTCTCTACCCATTTCCATGCGTGGAGTATAGCCATTAAGCCTATGATATAAACCATCATATGCTTTAGCAATAATCTTTTCAAAATGATCTTGACATAGTTTGTCAATGGCCTTTACAGGATCTTTTGGCTTTAATTTTGAAACAAGAGGACCGAAATTAATATAAACTGAATCCGTATCAATAGCAATAACATAATCAAAATCATCAGTCTTAAGAATTTTATTCATCTCTTGATTAATAGCACGCTCTGCCCATTTAATAGAAAGCTGACCAGTAAGTGTTACACTCTCGGCTAGGGCATTATCAAAGTATTTAAAATGTTTATTGGCAAGAGCACCATAAAGAGAATTAAGTAAAATCTTAATTGACATCTGGTTATTTTCTAGCTGATTTATTTCTGCTTCAAGATACGATGATTTTGTCTTTTCATACTGTGACTTAGCATCTAACATCTTTTTCTTGATAACACTTCTTTCTGAATAGTAATCAACAATAAGTTCTGGAATTACCCCTTGCTTTTCTCTCGAGAAAGGCACTCCACTTGCGCAGATAGAATATTCACTATCAGCTTTATCTGTTCCGTTTAAATAGTGATCAACACCTTGCTGAAATGTTCTCCATGTTTTGTTACGAATGATAGTCTCTGGAGATATGTTAGACTGAACAATAATGTTTGGATACAGAGAATTTAAATCAAATGATACTACCCAGTCGTGTGCTCCAACTTGAGGATCTTTTACATAGCCACCCTCGATAATATTTGGATTAGAATTATTTTCATAAGCAACTCTCTGAATCTGCTCTACTGGTGACACAATATTCTTTGAGAGTAATCTACGATAGAGAATTGATTCCCAGATAGATGTTGTACCAAATGTCTCGGAAAGATTAGTACCTGCTCTATATGCCATAGTCATTGCTAAGTTAATAAGACCCATCTTAGCATCCATCTTATCAATTAGCTGAACATCTCTAATATTATAGTCAATAAACTTCTGATGATCTTGTTTATATAATGTATAGAGATTACCATGTTCTTCATAGGAAAGTTTCTTTTCTCCAAGAACAGTATGGGCCACATGATCTAGTTTATATGATTCTTGTGTTCCATATGAATATCCAAACTTTTTAAACAGTTCAAGATAGTCTGCTTGTTGAATACCAACAATCTCATGGTTAACCTGGGGTCGACCCATGATTGTAGTATTTCTTTCATTAACAAGTTTCCATGGAGATAACTTATTGGCGGCTTCTTCCGTACCAATAATTTTAATACGATTGACAAGATAAGGAACATCAAAGAATCTAGTATTCCAACCAGTAATAATATCAGGATAATTTTTAGTCCAGTAAGTTAGAAACGAAGCCATCATTGCTGGTTCAGAGTCAAACTGATGATACTGTATCTGACCACCATCTAAATTAATTTCTGTTTTAGATGGATCATAATCATCTAAACCCCACACTTGATATATCGAAGATTTACTGGATTTAAGAGCAATAGATATAATTGGATATGCTGCAGCATCTGGAGTTGGAAATCCATCATCTGAGGCAACCTCTATATCAAAGTTTACTACATTTATACTACTTGGATTAAATTTAATATCATCAGGAAACTTATCTGTAATAAACTGATGTATATAATTACGTGTGCCATATATCTTTACGCCATCCATTTCTGAATATTGTTCAAGAAACTCTTTAGCTTCACGCATATTTTCAAATTCTATAGGGCTTATGTTGCCACCATCAAAGGATTTTATCTCTGTTGGATCCTTAGATGCTACCCAGAATTTTGGTTTAAATTTATAACGTTGATTAATTGGCGAACCATTAGGGGAATATCCACGATAAAGAATAGAATTGCCATAACGGTTCACAGAAGTGTAGAATGAATTCAAATTAATAACCTCCAGTTGGAATTATTATATCATATTATGAGGCGTTTGTAAACTATAAATTTTTACCATCTATAGTGTGTGTGCCAGAATTAGCCCAAGCCCAGCATATACAATTAAACCTATTATAACGACTATACCATGGACCTATATTACATACGCCCATGGTATTACCGTCTTTTCTAAGAACATGGTACCATTTAATAAATCTTTTATATCTTACTATAATCCTAGACTCCACATCCAAATAGGTATAATCACAAAGTGAAATATGACACAAGTCCATAGCATAATGTAAACAGTACGCTTTTGTGGATTCACGAACGATTACCTCTAAGAGCAAAGTACATACAGCCTACCCATAGTAATACATGAAGATTATCATATAATAACACATCAGTGAAGCTTTCGGGTTCTCCCGTCCAAATAACTCCAGTCATAATACTTGCCATAGTAATCCCGGAGAAACGTGTAATAATATCACCAAACTCTTTTAGTTTTTTAATATAGTCTAATATACCACCAACAATAAGACCGATGGCACCACCTAGCTCGCCTAGTACAACGAATGTCCAAACTAATAGTGTTAATTCTACTGGAGAATCATTTACATCAATAGGCCACTTAGAAAGCCCTTGCTGCAAAAATACAACAATAAGAGGTATTCTAAGTAACCAATGAGTCATACAAAACTCTGGGATTTTGTTAACTAGTTTTTTAATCATTATAGTTCAGCCAATAAAGCCTTAAATACTTTTTTTGACTTACCTTTTACTTTAGCCTTTGAGATATCATTGTCTCCATTGCCTACTACCACAATAGCAATCATACCCATTGTTTTATGTGGTGAACATTGGTATAGATATACTCCTGGAGTATCAAAGGTAATAGAAACCTCTTTGCTAAGTTTTGATTTTTTTGGCGCTTTCCATCCATCAGGACCTGCAATAAATTCTACATTATGTCCTTTTTGTGTCGGTACCCAAGTAATTGTATCTCCTACATCAATACGTGCAATGTCTTGAGAATATACCATCTTAGCGCCATCTTCACGTTTATTTAACATTTCAATTGTTATATCTTCAGCAAATACTGAAGTAGTGAAAAGTGCCATAATACTTGCTATAATTAGATTCTTCATAGATTTTCCTATCTTTATTTCTTTACATTAAGATTGGACGGATTATATTGTTCGCCGTTATAGGCAGGATAGGTGTCGTCCTCTACCCCAAAGTTACATGATGCTACAATTAAAAGCATTGCAATTGCAGCATATGTAGTTCTTTTACTCCAAAGCATAAAATCGGCAAATGTTTTTTCTGCTTCTTTCTGAGCTGCAGCTCTTACTTCTTCATCAGTCATTATTTATTTTTCCGTAATAAATTCTGTAAATTTCTCTAAGTTGTATGCTGTCTAATATTTCTTCCAAAATATAATCAGCTTTGTCCATTTTTTTATCTGCAATATTAATAGCATCTTCCTTTTTTGAAGATAGCGCAATAATATTGCCTTCTTTATTTCTTATTATATGCATATGAGTTATTATTCGTGCTCACCACCAGGACCTCTGCCGCTGTAAAAACCGTATGGCTTACGTTTAGCCATTTCAAATGTAGCCACAGTAATAGCAATAGCACCTAACAACAATGAATGTGCTATCATACTATAAAGACCTGCCCACATGCTTCCTACAAGAATACCAAATACAATACACCACATCCAAGCTAATACTTGCATAATCATATGTCGTGTATTTAAATCCGGAATATTACTTAATGGATTAAGATTGTGATCCATCACCACATTCCAACTACTGTAAATAAAACTAATCATCGTTTTTCCTATCAAAAATGAGAAACAGGGCCGTCAAAGTTAGAGATAGCCCTGCTAGTATTATCCAATCGGGCACCGATTAAGGCATCTTTGCGTCAATACCTTCAACATAGAACATCATTGTATCTAGTTGAGCACGAGTTGCAACTTCACCTTCTGCTAAGAATGGCGTTCCATCTTGCTTATTAATCGGACCAGTGAAACCATGAAGTTCTCCGCTAGAAATAGCATCCTTAATACGTTGAGCTTCTTCAGCTATCATAGGTGGCATATTTGCAAACGGTGCCATTTGAACTGCACCTTCGTCCATAGTACCAAAATAATCACCTGATGTCCATGTACCATCAAGTACTTGACCTACTTTAGCGATATAATATGGGCCCCAGTTATCAATAGATGCCGTCAACTGTGCTTTTGGCGCAAACTTAGCTTGATCTGATGCTTGGCCAAATCCTACAATACCGGCTTCTTGTGCTGCCTGTAAAGGCGCGGGTGAATCCGTATGCTGTGCTAATACATCACAACCCTGTTGAATCATAGCTACTGCAGCATCTTTTTCTTTACCTGGATCATACCACGTGTATACCCATGTAATAGCAATTTCTACATCAGGATTATACTTCTTTGCACCTAAATAATATGTATTAATTTCACGCATAACTTCTGGAATTGGGAACGAGGCGACATAACAAATCTTATTGGTTTTTGTCATCATACCTGCAATGACGCCTTGAACATGCCTAGCTTGATATAAGCGTAATCCGTAGTTAGCAACATTATCAGACATTTTATAACCAGTTGCGTGTTCAAATTTTACATCTGGAAATTTTTCAGCCACGTTCATTACTGGATCCATATAACCGAAAGATGTAGCAAATATAATGTCAGCTCCTTGCATTGCCATCTGTGTTAATACACGTTCAGCATCAGCTCCTTCTGGAACACTTTCAACAAATGTGGTTTCAACACGATCACCAAATTCGTTTTCTACCTGTTGACGACCGATATCATGTCTATATGTCCAACCATGATCTCCGGTTGGTCCAACATAAATAAATCCGACTTTTACTTTATCTGCCGCAAAGACAGTTGTAGCCATCATGGCTGCAGTAATAAAAACTAAAAATTTTTTCATATTTTTCCCTATTTTTTATCTGATACAAAAGAATACATTTCTTTTGCTTTATTCATTAAATCATCCATAGAATACATTTTATATGATTCTTGTACTTCTTCGTAGTTTTTCTTGCCTTGTTCGTACATATCATTCATCAGCTGTACATTCATACTATACTGCTGATCCATGTAATCTTTTGCTAGTTTGAGCATGTCTGCTCTAATTTCAAATGGGTTCTTATTAGTCATTGACGTAACCCTTCATATCTGTTGCAAGCTTATGAACAGCTTCGTCCATAGCTTTAAGTTGATCTTTATAAAAGTTAAAAGTGTAAGCATTTGCTGCTTTGCTAAAAGTATCCCATCCGGCTACTTTTAAGTCGACCATTTCTTCATAGAAAGTTTTATTATGGTCCATAAATTGTTTGTATGTAAAAATCATTTACATCTCCTATTTTGTGTGTTGTGTGTGACTAAGAGGGCGATCTCCCGCCCTCTGTGCTTATTTATATGGATTACTAATTATCATGTAATTTTTGTATTTCCATCATGCACTTCCGAGACTCCTCGTGAAGCCCCATTCTTGCGAGCTCCGCTGCCGCTCTGGAGTATCCAATCGTCTGCGTAAACCGATCGAATGAAGACCACAAACCCGACAAGGGTGAGAAGACATAGTTTGCTACTAAAGCTGTCATTAGACCCAACCTCTTAGATTGTTATTAGTTCTAGCGTTTTCGATAGTTGATTTACGGCGGGCAATAGTATAAATGTCACCACGTGTAAGACCAATATCTGCTAAATCATAATCCGATAATTTGCCTAGTTCTCTTTCTGTTGCTTTAATAACTTTACGTTCTGAACGATGTTGTTTAAAAGTTCTAAACGCTTCTATAATGGATTCAATTGCCCTCGTTGAGTAACTGTGGGCTGTTAGTATTGCTTGTGTCATTGTTTTCCTCGTTTTTACCAATATTGATTTTACGAGGACGCTGATTTTCTGGGACAACATACTTCAGTTCGATTGCAAGTATGCCGTCTTGAATATCTGCTCCGTGCACTTGTACGTGCTCAGACAGCCGGAATGTGCGTTTAAATTTCTTTGTGGAAATTCCACGGTGAATAAACTCACGACCCCTTGAGACGTGTTCTCCCACTACCGTTAAAGTTCTATCTTTAACCTCAACAGATAGTTCATCTTTAGAAAATCCTGCAACAGCAAGTTCAATAAGATAATCATTCTCATCAGTTTTAATAATATTATGTGGAGGATAATGATCTTTTGAATGTTTAGCTGTATATTCTAACTCGTTAAACAGATGGTCAAAGCCAACAAAAGATGAACGTGGAAAAAGTGTTTGTATGCCTGTCATTGTTTTCTCCTTTTTGTCAAGCAAGAATTAATAGTGGACCAGCAAAACTGCATCCACTATTATTTATAATGATTAGCTATTACTCTAGTGAATAGCTGCTATTCTATTTACGTCCAATATTATACTTTGGACATAGTTCCCATTCCTGTTTATCTTTAAAAGGAATGATTTTAATTTGTCTTAGGGGAGATAAAGGCTGCGCTTTACTTTCATCTTGGATTGTAACCAAGCCCCAATCAGACATAAGAGTGGCGATTGTATTTCTACGAGCAACATCGCCTTCTTCTAAATTAGATTTTTTACCATCTAATAAAAACAGTTCTTTAAAATGAACTATAAAATATCTGCCTTGCTTATGTAATATATGACAAGACTGAAATAATTTCTTTTCTTTTCGAGATGCAACGCCGATGCGTGTAAGTGTTTCTCTAACCTTTAAAAAATCATCAGGTTCATTAAGAGAAACTTCTAACATAGTTTCTGGGGTCCATTTCACTAACTCATTATTGACTTCATTCATATCTTCAACTCACGTAAATTTATTATTATAGTTATAATACATGATTCTTTTCATGATAAAACTATTTATAATATATAACTTTTAGGGTTTTCTACCACCCTTACTCAACTTTTTACTAATAAATGTAAGTTGTTCTTTAGATAGTAATGGCAAAACTTGAAATGCTTTTTCTTTAGAATAGCCATAATATTCTTTTATTAAGTCAATATCTGAATTTTTATCTTCTTTTGTCCACTTTGAAAATCTTTTACGTTTTCTAATTAGAGTTCTAAGAAAATCATATTGTAACTTAGAATCTATATGAGCATATCTATTCATCTCATTTGCATAGATAACTGTATCATTGAAATAAGATAAACCACGATTAACCATAAAAGAATTATATGCTTTCTCATCAAGATTATCGTGCATAATATTTTCTTTAGAATAGTTAATACTATTTAAATAATCAAAATGATTCATGATATAGCCCTTACTAATGTTTGCATTCTCATAATATCTAATGCAATATCGTGAACTGGATCATGATGAATAAAGTTATCGCAGCCTTCAGGCATAAAATTATTTTTTAATTCGCTACCCCAAGACAAACCTTCTATTATTGATCTAGTATCTCGTAGTTGCCAAAAAGAATATGGTTGAGGTTTATGAAGTTGATCCATAATATTTTCAAATATAATAGGATCAAAATTATTACCTCTTGTATATACTTTACTTTTAAAGGTCATATCAGCAATTGTAGAAACAAAGAAATCATAAAGCTCTGTAATAGATTGATCTTGATCGGAGGGAATTAACTGTTTCTTTGCTTCGGGGCCCTGCTTGTTCCACCATTCTAATGTTTTCTTTTCAATAACACGATTATGATTTTTTACTTGATCTTGAACATCAAACTTAATAATCTTTGCAGATTCTACTAATTCATCAAATGAATATCCATTTTCAGTGGTAAAATTATCTTCTGAAAACTTAAGAGCAGCTAACGAAACCACAACACAATTATATCTATTTGTAGATAATGTTTCAAAGTCGAAAATAATTGAATTAGACATCTTTAGCTCCATCTATTTGTTTTTGAATTACACGTTCTGGTAAAGAACATATCCAATAATATGAAAACCAAAAGATAATATTATAAATTATAATTTCTGTATTCATTGAAACTCCACATTTGCCATAAGTTCTGTCATACAAGCCACAACATTAAGTTCGTGATCTGCTACAAATGCATTCTTATATTGATAGTCGGCTAGAATGAGAACGACTTGAGGAATAGATTGTGGTTTCACAGAATCAGACATTCTATCATAGATTCCTCTAAAGATAGAAGACGCATCGGTATCAATATTATTTACTACCCATGAACGCATTTTCTTAAAATCTTTTGCTTTTAGAAAATCCATAAGACTCTTAAAAGATTGGTCTCCAATATTAACAAGAATACCAGAGTCAATCTTACCACCAATAGAATATCTTTGCGCTTCATTTAAAATACGCCGCCAGTCTGGGCCATATTTCATAATAAGTTCAGCAAGAACTTTATTCTCAAATTCTACATTCTCAGATTTAAGAATATTCTGAAGTCTAGCCATCATTTGAGCAGCTAGTGGTGCCATATCTTTTTTAGAAGTATTGAATTCATACACAGAACACCGTGAATGAAGTGGTTCAATAATTCTATTTTTAAAATTACAGGTAAGAATAAATCTACAGTTATTAGAAAATTCTTCTATAAAACCCCGCAAGGCAGGTTGGGTGCTCTGGGGATTTAAGTAATCAGCCTCATCAAGAATAACTACTTTATACCCACCTTGCAGGGAAACAGAAGACGCAAATTGTTTAATCTTAGTTCTAAGAGTATCAATATTACCTTCTTCTGAACCGTTAACCAAAATATAATCAAGATCCAATTCGTTACATAACGCTTTGGCTACGGTTGTCTTACCAAGACCGGCAGTACCAGAAAAGAGCATATTTGGCAGCTCTCCAGTCTTGATAATATTCTTAAAAATTGTTTTTAGATTAGGTGTTAGGATAGTATCTTCAATAGTCGCTGGGCGATATTTTTCCACCCATAAAAAATCATTATTCATAATATAGTTTTATCCTTAAGAATTAATCTTCAGCTTGTTCTTGCTTCCAGCTTTCTACGATTTGCACACCCTGTGTACATTGGTCACGCAAATTACCAATAGTGGAAAGTTCTTCACCTCGAAAACCACCACGTTGAGTGATAGTATCAATAATAGCAATAGAGCTACGAGAAACTTGGTTTAGTAATTCCATTGCACGTTTTGTATCTTCATTATCAGACATTTATTATTCTCCGTATGTTGATGTCTTTTCAAGAGCAATCCAATACATAAGATCACTCGCTGAGTTAGTAAATTTTGAAATTAATTTTGAAGAAATCTCTACTTCATAATCTCCTTGGTCAATCTTTAAATTAGAGATATTAAAGATAAAGTTGTATTTATCACTGGATGAACTACCTTCCACATCAATAGAGAAACTATTTGCTGTAGAATTTTCGGAGGATGTAACAGTTAAACTTACTGCGGATCCGCTAGGTGAGACATGAAGTTCACTATGACCGAGAGCTGAAGCTGCTCGCTTAACTTTACCAAGAGTATCTCCATCAAGAGTAAATCTTACATCAGTATCTGGCATCTTTACTTCCTTAGATGGTGTTGTAAGCATTTCGGTATCAGAATAAAAATACTTTACTTTTGATCTACCAGTAGAATCACCAATGATAACATAATTTTCTTCAAAGTTAAGACGAGGTGAGTCAACTAAACCTAAAACACCTAGAAATTCATTTAGATCGTAAACTCCAAATGTTTTTGGAAAGCTTTCCTTAATCTCTGCTTTTGAAAGAATATTCTTTGCTTCAGAAATAGTCTGAAGCGTACTACCTTCATTAATAACTAGATTAGAATTTACCGAAGCATAATTCTTTAAAATTGAAAGTGTAGAGTCACTAAGTTCCATTATATCTATTTCTCCGTTTCATAAAATATATAGTTAATTATATCATATATTGCTGTTATTGTAAACACATTAATTTATCAATTCTTCTAATATTTCTAAACAAGCTTTACTATCGTCAGCTATATCATTATTTTTAATTGCAGATTTTACACACTGCCGAGTAAAATCAAGACCGTGTCTATTGCCAGATTTATCCATTCCAGTGTTTATTAAATATACATTACAGTTATTTGCGTGTATCTTCTGCATTAGAAGATCACTATATTCACTCACCTTTCTAGGCATAAATGGCGAACCATAACAGGGGCTAAATATTTTCTTAATTTCATTAATACCTGCTTCAGTTCCTGGCATCTGGCTTGTATAACCAGTCTCAAAAAATCTCTTAATAGTACCGTTTGTAATTTTACTTACCGCTGGAAACTTTCCAGTTACATCCATGGTTAAGAAAAATATATTATCTGGATGAGTAAAATCTTTATTTCCATGATATGCATTCTCAACCGAAGTGATTGGATAACTTAATCTGGCATTTGGAACACCTGGATTTTCTACTACCAGACAGTCTTTATTTCTAGCATCTTCGACTGCATAAAAGATTGTAGGATGTGTCTCTGGGCTAAGACCTTCACTCTTAGCATAGCAACCCGTTTCTACCATACGAATACCATCTTGAGCCCAATAAACTTCATCATCACTAATTAATTTATAGTCGGGATCACTACTTAATGTGGTCTTACCTGTACCACTTAATCCAAACATTAGATTAGTTGTATTATCATAAGTAAAAGCACTACAATGCATAGGTAAAGTACCGTTTACTGGTAATTCAAAACTTATGATACTAAATACGCCTTTTTTAATTTCACCAAGAAATGTAGTACCACCAATTAACATAACACATTCATCTAAATGTACATAAATATATGGCTCGTCTACTACCATTTCAGTATTATGAATAATTGTCCAATCAGCAGTATATTGTAAAGGATTATCTACTACTGGAAACATATTACGGACAAACTGGGCATGTCTATCATCATTAGTCTCTACACGAAAGCACATCCCTGCTGCATAGAAAACAAGATTATGCGAATAATCCATTAGATCCATACGCATATGCATTACTTTATAATCTTCTTCATTACCTATTTTATTATACTTGGGTCGATCAAGATCAAGATATTTTGTTTTAGAGCCAAAGAAATATTTATTTTCTGGGCTTCTACCTGTAGGTTCTGTTGTTATTTTGATATTAGGCATTATGCCACCATCTTACTAAAGTTTTTTTCTTTTTTAAACTCCAGCTTTTCTTCAAATTTTCCATCAAGTATTTCTCCTTTATGAGAGATTACGAACACATTTGTATTATCATCAAGAGTATGTAAAATTTTCATTAGATTATCAACACCATCATGATCCAAAGATGAATCAAAGGTTTCATCTAATATGAGTAAATTAGTGGCTACAGAATTTTTCATCTTAGCAATCATGCGCCAAGTAAACAATAGAGCCAGATCAATTCTTTGCTTCTCTCCTTCTGAGAAAGAATCATATGAAAAGGCATCTCTATGACGGGATCTAATAGTTTCTTGAAAGCTTTCATCTAAATTAAAATGTACAAAGAAATCAAGAACTTGAAGATATTGATTTACTAATTTATTAATTACGGGAATGTATTGTTTAATGACTTTTGTTTTAATACCCGTATCTTTTAACATTTCAGCCATAACAGTATTATATGAATATTCTTCATTAAGAGTTAATTTGTGCTCCATTAACTCGTTTCTTTCTTCATTCATAGTATGAAGTTCTTCGTTAGCTTCTCCTATATCACCTTCTCTGGAGCTAAGTCTCTGTATATCTAAATTCAAACCATCTATCTGTTTTTGATGCGAGCTTATAAGTTTATTATTAGTATTAATTAAATTATTATTATCTTTAACTTCCTCAGCCTTATTGTTCCACTCATCTATTAAAGTTGCTACATCATTAGCCTCGAATTGTATTCTTTCAAGGGTTTCTTTAGTTTGTAGTGCTTTTTGCTTACATTCGTGTATTTTCCTCTTTTTAAAATCTGGTTCGATTTCTTGTGAACAGGTCGGACAGGTGTCATTCTGTTCATAAAATTTAGAATCGCCAACGATTGTTTTAATTTCTGATGTTGCATTGGCCTTATCTTGTAAAATGATTTGTTTTTTATTATTCGCCTCTTTAAGTTGCTTTGATACCTCTTCGGCATTTGCTTCATTAAAAGCGCTACATTCGGCATTACTATTATGTAATTGCTTGATTTCACTTTCGACCTCTGAGATTTTTTTCTTTTTATCATTAATCTCATCCTCATTAATTTGTGTAATATCTCTAATATATTTTCTTTGAGACTCTAGTTTGTTCTTTAAAATGTCAAGCTGATATGCATTATCTTTCAGCTTTTCTTTTAGTGTACTATTCTTTTCTTTTATAAGAGTATTCATCTTTGAAAATACATTAATGTCCAGAAGGTCCTCGATAACATCTCTTCTATGCTGTGCCGGTAGTTGCATAAAAGGAATAAAAGATGAAGAACCTAACACAACAATT